CCCTCTGGGGCCCCAGCAGGCGCCCCCCCGCCAGTCCCGCGAGGAACCACACCATCCAGTCCTTCCAGCCCTTGAGGGCCTTCCTGGCCCAGCTCCACCACATCATGCGAGCCACCTCCCGCCCATGTATCTCTCGAGCCCGTACCGCATGGCATCCATGCAGTGGTTGAATCCATCCTCGGGCTCGTTCGTCTTGTTCCCGAACCTGTCCTCCGCCCACTGGTAGTTGCCGATCTCCGTCAGGAAGTGGACGCAGCGCGGATGGACGACGACCTCATGGTCCCTGATCCAGTTGACCCCGCTGCGCACGGAGTCACGCCCCTTCTTCGCCCCCACGATCCAGAGGCCCATGTCGTGCAGCTCCTGGATGCTCTTCGGCTCTGCGGAGTCGGCGGTGACGCGCTCCTTCCGGTAGCCCATCGACTCGATCCTCTCGCAGATCTTCCTGTTGCTCAGGCCGGTCTCGTAGAACTCGTCCCATACGTAGATCCTCCTCTCCTTCTGGTCGAGGAAGCCGATGACGAATGCTGACGGGTCGTTCGTGTAGCCGAAGTCAAGTCCGCAGAACGTCTCCATGCCGCGAACCTGGTCGAGCGTGAAGGACTCCTCCCTCCAGTTCTCGTACACCAGGCCGTCGACCACGCCCCACTCGCCCATGCCCGCCACCTTGTAGCGCTTCGGGTTCCGCTTCCTCATCTCCTCGAACATGCGCCGGTCGTCATCGTCCAGCCACTCGTTGCATCTGTACGTCGTGGTCATGGCAAGCGTGTCCGGACCCGGATGGTCGAAGAAGCGCTTCTTCAGCCAGTGGTGCTCGTTCCAGGGATTGAACGTCAGGACGACCTGCTTGAAGAGACCTTCCGGAACCTCCCCGCGGATGGACTCGTCGATCATGTCGAAATCCGACTCGCGGGTTATCTCGTACGCCTCCTCCACCCAGCACCAGCAGAGCACCCCGTGCGGGATGGATATGGACGTGACCTTCTGCGGGTCGTCCAGCCCGCGGAAGAGGATCTTCTGCCCGGTGGGGAGGTAGGACATCTCCAGAGGCGACGTGGTCGCCCTCCAGGACTCCTCCACCCCGATGCGGCGCACGGCCCACACAAGGTCGCTGAAGCAGCTGTCGCGCAGCGTGCGCTCCACCTTGCGCACCACGAGCAGGTTCGCCCCGGGATGCTGCATCATCTTCACGATCCATCGGATCGCCGTGGTCTTGCTCTTCTTGCTCCCGCGGCTCCCCTTGCATGCGAGGTACCTGCCTTCCCACCGCCAGAAGGCGTCGTACCCTCCACCGATCAGCGAGGAGACCGTCACGTCACGCCTTGCCGGAGCCGATGTCGTCATGCACCACCACCTGCACGGGGGCGTTGAGCTCGAGCTGCGTCTTGTCCTGGAACATGCCCAGATGCTTCCCGAGGAGTTCCAGGGCACGGTTCTTGTCGTAGAAGCGGACCTCGCGCTTGACGCCCGTGTCGCTCTCCTCGACCTTCACCGACGCGATGCAGGCGCGGTCGTCCTCGCAGGCGTCCTTGCGGATCTCCGCGTCGCGTGGGTCGACCACCGCCGTCGGGTCGAGGAACGCGATGCGCGCCAGCTCCCTGACCACCCGGTCGGCGTTGGCCTCGGTCCTCCGTGCGGCCTCCGCCATCTTCCGCTCGATCGCCGCGCGCACTTCCGGCTTCTTCATGATGCGCACGATGTAGTTCCCCGCGCTGTGCGGGTTGAAGCCCGCCCTGATGGCGGCCTGCGTCGCGTTCAGGTCTACCATGTACTCGTCGATGAACCGTCGTTGCTTGTCCGTCATGCCTTTCTCCGTGCAAAATGAAGACCTCTCCCGGAAATGGAAAAACGGGAGAGGAGAAGGAGGTGAGAAGGATGCTATCCACGCCACATCCACCATAACGATATCCCATGCGGAACAGAAACTTCCATCAACTGCCCGCGCGCGGATGAGGCGCTCCCTTTTCCTCACCGTCCAATATCGCCAGCCCCCTCTTGTGGAGCCGTCCGACCCACTGGGGGGTGACGCGCATGGCCGTGGCGATCTCCTCCCACTTCTGCCCCTGGAGGTAGCGCCGGTAGAAGACCTCCGCCATGGTCGCCGACGGGAGGGAGTCCACCATCTCCATCGCCCTTCTCCGGTCCTCGTGCCAGCCAAGGATCTCGGCCTCCAGGTCACGCTCCATGTCGGCGAGGCGCGCCATTGCGGACCCCTTTCCCGCCATGGGCCTGCGGGACCCGTCGCCGAAGCCGGGGGAGACGTAGACGATGTCGGCCCTCAGCGACTCGACGAGCTCCCGCTTGCGCGCGACGACCCTTGCCCTCGACCTGACCGACGCGAGGAACTCCCTTGCCCTCATGCCGCGGCCTCCTCGTGAAGCCCCTGAAGGGCGGTTACAGAAGTTACACTTCGGTTACACTTTCTGATAGATTCTGAAGGGTTTTCCGTCAATCTTGACCACTCTTGTCTCCACGTCGAGCCTCCTTCTCAGCTCCTTGCTGAACGACGTCTTCGTCATCTCCCCGTATCCGTTCTCGATCGCGAAGACACGGTAGCGCCGGTACACCTCGTCCGTCGGCTGGTTCAGGATGTCCCTCTCCACGTCCGTCTCCGCGAAGAACGCGAGGATCGGGTTGTTGTCCTCCTCGTACTCCCTTAGCGCCTGCGTGACGCGCCTGGGCTCGACGAACCTGCGCTCCGATAGCAGCCTTTCCAGCGCCCTGACCGCCATCACGGCGAACGCCTCCATCACGGGCCGTTCCGCCAGCTTCCTGCCGATGTCCGGGTCGTAGTCCGGGTCGCTTGGGGAGAACGTGCGGTCGAACGGCACGATCACCATGCGCCTGAGCACTGCGCCCGTGCGGTCCTTCGTCCTGGGCAGGTCGTTGGCCGACAGGAGCACTTTGCAGTATGGCGTGAACTTGAACGGCCTCAGTCCCTTGAACTCGCCTTTGATCTCGTTGCCGGTGACCACCCGTTTGAAGATGGAGACCGGGCGTCCGCGGAGGAAGTCGTCGCTGATGTCGTCGCCGATGTTGGCCAGTTTCCCGGCCAGCTCCGCCACGCTGAAGCGCTCCTCGAACTCCGCGACGTCCAGGGCCGAGCAGTTGCGCTCCCCGAGGAAGTCCCGCACCATGTCGACGAACGTGCTCTTGCCGTTCGCCCTGTCCCCCTTGAATATGAAGGCCTTCTGCAGCGCGTTCGACCGGTAGAGGCAGTATCCTGCGCACTCCTCCAGGAGGAGCCGCACCTCCTTGTCACCGTCGGCGATTTTGTCGAGCGTCCTCTCCAGGAGCGGGCTCCTGGCGTCCGGACGCCAGTCCCACGGGATGCGATTTGTAATTATCACGTCCGGCGATGGTTCCTGGAGCCGCATGGTCCGCATGTCGAGCACGCCGTTGGCGAACGCCACCAAGGCAGGTTCCGCCTCGGCCGCCGTCGGCGCTATCAGCTCCATGTACTTGTATACCTCCAGCCTCCTTGCCGCGGTGAGGTCGGGCTTCTCCCGTATCATCGCCGCCTCGACGTCCCTCGTCTCCGCGCTGTATCCTCCGTCCTTCCATACGTGCAGCTGTCCGTTCAGCATGACCGCGTGAGCGGATGAGACGAGCCTGCGCGCGAACTCGTCGAAGCGCCACCGCCCTCCGGACTCCTCCTGAGGGAACGCCTCGTCCCGCATGACCGTCTCGAGCTCCTTCTCGTCCATCGGCTGCGCGAAGACGTATCTGTTGGCCATGCGCAAGGTGTCACGGCATTCTTCTTTCGTAAAACCATTCCGTAATAGGGCTAATATATACGAATACAACGCCTCGTTCCGCCCGTCGCCCTCCTTCATGCCGAGCAGGTCGATGTCCGTCTTCACGGGACGGAGCCAGCAGGGAAGCGCCTGGTAGCCGGTTGCGCCGCCTATCGGACTGTCTTGCTCGTCGACGATGTCGTACTCGATTGGGCGCTCCTTCCCGGCACGCTTCTGCACGGCGTAGGAGTTCGGACCGATCTTGATGTCCGCCGTGAGCCCGCATGCGAGCCTTGCCTTCGTGGCGCGCTTTTTGACGTTCCCGTCGTTGAGGAAGTAGAAGTGCCTTCCATGGTCGGTGCGTACGACCCTGCAGTCGAGCTGCAGGTCGTCGACGATCTTGAGCATGACGTCCGCCTGTCCCATGTCGTCGAAGTCGACCAGCACGGCCTTCTCCGACAGGACGCCCGCGTAGGCGTCGTGGCGGGCGGCATCTTCTCGGGACGGCAGGTCCTTCACGTCCTTGAACTTCATGAGGGCCTGCTTGCCGTCCTTTCCGCCCATGGGGATGAATCCGCGGAACAGTTCCGTCATGACGTGAACCTCCTTCTGACCGACTCGAACAGCCTGCCGAACGAGTATGCGTACAGCTCTCCTGCCGCATCCATCCAGCCGTGCTCCATGTCGTCTTCCAGGAGCGCCATCAGGTAGTGCCACAGATGCCAGCACTCGTGCGCCACGCATTCCATCGGTGCGCCTTTCCTGAGCGCGATTCCGCACTTGCGCGCGCCAGGGTCGACGCATGCCATCCCCATCGATTCCTTCCCGAGCAGGAATGGTTCGCTTCCGACCTCGATCATGTGCTGCTCGCCATCGTCCGGAAACAGCGCGAACGATACGGTGCCGAAGACGGGAAACCCGGTATCGATCTCTTCAAACCTTGCCTCGTTCATCCCTCATCTCCTTCAGGTCTGCGTCCGACATGACTCTCGGCTCGTAATCAGGGCAGAAGCAGCCACCAGCAACCTCTCCTCCTATATACCAGTCACAGTGTCCACAACACTTGTCTATCCTCATTGTTTAATCCACCATGTAAAAACATCGTCGCCTGTGTTCCATTGAGTCGGAAGACCGTCTGCCTTGCGCTTGTCCACCATGCGCTGGAAGGTCCGCACCCATTGTTCTCGGAACTTCGGCCAGCGGGCGAAC